GCCGGTGGCCACCGACGACATCTCGGGACTGCCGGCGAGCTGGCAGTCCCACGTGCGAGAGCTGCGGGCCGAGTCGGCCGCACGGCGCACCGCCCTAGCGCCGTTCAGCTCGGCCTTCGAGGGCTACGACGACGCCGACCGCGACACACTGCTGGCGCTGGCCACCACGCTGCGGAGCGACCCGAGGGCCGCCGGCGAGTGGATGCGCCAGCAGGCCGAGGTTCTCCTGGCCGACCAGGCGGCCGACGTCGGGCCCGGCGCACGCGACCCCGACCGGCCGATGACCCGGTCCGAACTCGAGGCGTACATGGCCGAGCGCGACCAGCGCGCCCGGGCCCACCAGGACGAGGCCGCCCAGGTGGCCGCCATCGTCGCCGAGGCCAAGACGCTCGGCTACGACCCCGAGAGCGACCGCCGCGGCTACGCCCGGCTGCTCGACGTGGCCATGCACGAGACCGGCGGCGACCTCCAGGCGGCGCACGATGCGCTGAAGGCGGACCGCCAGAAGGTCATCGACGAATACCTGGGCACCAAGGCCGCCACCGGCGACGCCGGCGGGACCCTGCCGCCCCAGTCCGGATCCGCCCAGGAGGCGCCCGGCGAGCTGGGCGACTGGCGAGAGGTCGGTGCCGCCGTACGGGCCCGCCTCGCCCAGCTGTAGCTCTGCACCACCGCCGGCGGCCAGGTGCCGTCGCTGTGAGCCCGACGCCCCCGGTGGGCCCCGGCTCCTCGCGAACCAACTGTTCCGACCACCTTCTTTCGCAAGGAGCGATCCATGCCCCTCAACCTCACCGAGGCCTCGGGGATCCTGAAGGAGTTCTACCTCCCCAAGATCCGCGAGCAGATCAACAACAAGACCATGCTGCTGAACCAGCTGGGACGCAACAGCGACGACGTGGAGGGCGCCGAGGCCGTGCTGTCCCTCCACGTCCGGCGCAACGCCGGCGTCGGCAACATCAGCGACGGCGGGACCCTGCGCACGCCGGGCAACCAGCGCCACGTCAAGCAGCGCGTCCCCCTGCGCACCATCACCGGGCGGATCCGCTTCACCGTCCAGACGATGAAGGCCATGAAGTCCAACCGCTCCAGCTGGGAGCGCACGGCCACCAACGAGACCAAGGGGATGACCAAGGACATCCGCCGGGACCTCAACCGCCAGCTCGCCGGCACCTCCGAGGGCACCATCGCCACCACGGCGGCCAACGCCGCGGTGAACATCATCGTGCTGACCGCGGCCACCACCGGCGACGTGAAGATGAGGCAGCTCGAGGAGGGCATGTTCGTCGACATCTCCTCGGCGGCCACCCCCGGCGACGCCGCCAAGGCCGCCAACCGGGAGATCACCGCGGTGAACCTGGCTGCCCGCACCATCACCTTGGCCGGCGCGGCGATCACCACCGCGGCGGGCGACCGGGTCGAGCGGCAGGGCAACGGCGGGGCCGTCGGCGGGACGACCCAGAAGGAGTGGACCGGCCTGCAGACCATCGTGTCCGACACCGGCGTGCTCTTCGGACTGGACCCGGCGACCACCAGCGTGTGGAAGTCCTACGTCGACAACCCGGGCGGGGCGGGCCGCACCGTAACCGAGAACCTCCTGGAGAAGGCCCAGGACGAGGTGGACATCCGCGGCGACGGCACCATCGGGCTGTGGCTGACCAGCCACGGCGTGAGCCGGAACTACTCCACCCAGCTCACCAGCCTGAAGCGCTTCCCGGCCACCTTGACGCTGAAGGGCGGCTTCAAGGCCCTCTCGGTGTCGAGCGGTGTCGGCGAGGCGGCCCTCATCGCCGAGCGGGACATCCCCAACGGCACGGCCTACGGCATCGACACCGACCACCTCGAGGTCAAGGAGTGGTGCCCGCTGGAGTGGCTGGAGGACCCCGAGGTCCTGCGCCAGACCCCCGACAAGCTGGAGTACGAGGGCACGGCCTACTGGATCGGCGATCTGGTGACCGACGCTCGCAACGCCCACGCCTTCGTCGGCACCCTGGCCGAGTCCTAGGTCGCTCAGCGGTCCCCAGCTGAGCCCGGAAACGGGGGCGGTCGCGTCGAGCGGCCGCCCCCGTTTCTTCACCCGACCCCGCCCGCTCAGGGCGAGAAAGCGAGCCCTCCAGTGCCCTCGCGTCCCGTCCTGGAGAACCACCTCGGCCGGGTCGGCCACCCCGAGCACCTGCGCCTCGGCCCCCGGGCCCTGACGCTGGTCGACGACCACCTCACCCGCCCGATCCAGCAGGGCCAGGCGACCATGGGCTGGGAGGGCGATGAGCGCCTGGCGCTCTACGTCGACCAGCGCCGCGCCGAATGGGTGCTCGTGCGGCTGGAGGCGGTCGGCGCCTACGCCGTGGTGGCCATCACGGACCCCGCGGCCCTGGAACTGTCGCCGGTCGACGTCGTCGGCCAGCTCATCGCCCACCTGGTGGCCCACGACGTCCGGCGGGGTTTCGACCCCCTGGCCGATGTCGAGGCCCACAACGCCGCCCGCGATCGGGCCCTGGACGCGGACTTCGCCGACGCGATCGGAAACGACGTCGCCCCTCGGCTGCGCCACGCCTTTCGCCGCGACCTCGGGGCCCACTGGTGAACCTCGGCCAGCTGCGCACCACCGTCGACCAGCGCACCGGCATCGGGCTCGACCCGGTGGCGGTGAACCACTTCGTCGCCGAGGCGGCCGCCGCCATCAGCATCGAGCACGACTGGCCGTGGCTGGAGCGCTCCGGGACCTTTCTCACCACGGCGGGCGTCGACACCTACGCCGTGCCGGCCGACTGGAACCGGACGCTCACCCTGCGCCTGGCCGGCCAGCCCCCGATGTACCGGGCCGCCTCGTTGGCCGACCTGGAGGACGACGAGCCCGAGGCCACCACTGGCGAGCCCGACAGCTTCGCCGTCTACGGCACCTCGCTGGTGCTGCGGCCGGTCCCGTCGGGGACGGTGAGCGTGGCGCATCGGTACCTGCGCGTCGAGGCCGAGCTGGTCGTGGACACCGACGAGCCGCTGATGCCGGCGCAGTTCCATCACGCCATAGCCGAGATGGCAGCCGCCCTGGTCTGCCGCCGCCGAGGCGACGGCCGGGAGGCCAACTTCATGGCCGCCTACGGCGCCTGGCGCACCCGCATGATCGCCGACCACCACCGCCAGCGACCCAAGGCCCGCGTGCGGACCCGCGGCCGCTGGTGATCGGAGGACCGAAGTGGACCTGACCACCTTCCGGTCGGAGCTACGCACGCGGTTGGGCGTGCCCGCCGCCGACGCCTTCTTCACCGACGCGATCTGCGGCCAGCTGGTCAACTCGGGCCTGCACCTGGTGGAGACCGAGGCGGACTGGCCGTGGCTGGAGGCCTCCGAGACCATCAACACCGTCGGCGGCGTCGACACCTACGCCACCGCGGCCACCGCCCTGCGGACCGTGAGCGTGCGCGGGCCCAACGCCATCGCACTCGAGCGGATCGCCATCATCGAGATCGAGCGGATGAACGGCACCGGGTCGCCGCGCTTCTACGCCCCCTACGGCTCGGCTCTGGTGGTGCGGCCCACGCCGGTCGGCGTCGAGGCCCTGCTGCACCGCTTCATCCGCACCGAGGTGGACCTGGTCGGCGCCCTCGACGTTCCCCTGCTGCCGGTGTCGTACCACTCGGCCGTCGTCGAGGCCGCCGCCTGGCTGGCCTTCCGGCGCGAGGGCCGTACCAACGACGCCGCGGCGGCCAAGCAGACCTTCGACGACTGGATCGCCCAGATGCGCCGGCGGTCCAGCCGGCGCTCCGACGAGCCCGGCGGCGGCGAGGGCGCAGCCGGGGCCGGCTGAGGGTGGCCAGCGAGGTCGTCCGCTACGACGACTGGTCGGGCGGCGAGTACGGGACCATCGGCGGGCGCCAGGCTCCTCGCGGCTCGTGGTCCGGGCTGAACATGATGCTCTACCGCAACGGCTCGGTCGGGCCCCGCGCCGGGGTGAAATTCACCACGCCCTCGGGGCTGCCGGGCGGGACGATGTGGGGCTTCGCCAGCCGCCCGGTGTCCGGCGCCGACGGCCTGGTGGTCACCGGCACCGGGCTCTACACCTTCGACCTGTCGGTGCCCTCGGCACCGGCCAGCCTGCTGGGCAACCTGTCGCAGGTACCCACGGCGCCGGTGGCCATCCTGGCCGTGCCCGGGGCGGTCTATGTGAGCAGCGTCGGCGACCGCACCTACAAAGAGGCCGGCGCCGGCGTGGTGATACTGAACACCTACGGCGGGCGCTACCTGGCCACTCACGGCACCCGCCTGGTCATCGGCCACCTCACCGAGACCCCCGGCGGACCGGTGTTCCTACGGCGGCTGCGCTGGTCCGACGCCGCCAACGACACCTTCAGCGCCGCCAACTTCGCCGACGCCGGCGACCCGTGGCACATCAGCGCACTGCACCCCCAGCGAGACGTGCTGACCATCGCCAA